TGATTTGGAAGAGTTACAAAACCTTGGCACCGAAATAGAACAAATTATGCCACCAAGCGGTGAGATTTCTAAAGCCGATTTTACCCAAGACATGCAAACAGGCTTGCTCGATATTATTCGTTCTGAGCCGATAAGACAACAAGAAGTCTTTATACAGCCAACAGAGGAATTTCCCTTATTTAGGGTAATTGGACCTGACGGCACTGAAGGTCAGCCAATATACAGATACGACTTACAAAATAAAGCAGAGCGAGGTGACGGATTTCAGGGTTATGGTGAAGCCATGAATTACATTGAAAGTGTTTTAGATCAAGGCAACAAAATCATACCCACCGTAGTAGACGAAAACTCGCAAGATGCGATTAAGCGTAGTTTAGATATTATGTCTCAACAAAGAGTTGGCGTTGATGTTGCAGAAGGCTATCAAGAGCAAAGATTTGTTGGAGACCTATATGAAGGAAATAACGAACAACCCAACGCTTTAACACAAAACTATGTAGTCACTGGCAACGATTCAGATGGCTACACACTTATAGTGGATGGAGAAATAGTAGAGGATGCTCTCTCTATGGATGAGGCAAGAATACGAGCCAATGAAATTGCAAGAAATGATGGTGACATAGGTGCAAGTGCTTATGAAAGCACCTCAAGCGAAGAACCCCTTAAAGATGAATTACCATTCGATGTAATTGAAGGTAATGCAACTCTAAAAACAGAGTATCAAGATTACAGTGGTTATCGACTCCCCATGGGTGGAGCAGAAAACTACCGTGAGTTTACCTTGCATTTAGATAATCCAAAAACCCCAACAAGATATTCTTCAAATAAGGGTTACAAACACTACGGTGGAGGCGATGAATTTTTACACTATCGCACCACTGATCGAACCGATGTAGATGGCAAGAAAGTTCTATTTGTAGAAGAAATACAATCTGATTTGCATGACACAGCAAGAAGCTCAAAACAAAAAAACAATTATGAATTTAACAGCGAAGACATTAAAAACTCAAACGAAAAGCTAAAAAATATTAGCAATGATGACTTTGCTATGAAAACCTATTTACTTGAAGATGGCACTCCTCAACTAGAATATATCGACAAAGATGGTATGACAGATATTATAAATGTCCGTCTTATTCCTGCTGTGCAAAGATTAATCAAAGAAGCCGAAGTAGATGGTATTTTTGATCCTCTATCAATTGATTGGCAAAATTCAAATGCATATCATTTTGCAAAAAACTTTAACCGCCAACAATTAGACAAAATAGAAGAAGCGTTGAAACCGATTAATGATGCAGGCACCATACCTGATTTTCCATACAAAGGCACTGACTGGGTAGAGTTAGCAATTAAAGATATTTATAAATTAGCGGCTGAAGGTGATTATGACAGGGTTGCATTTACCAATGCTCCCACCCAAATAAACAGAAACCAAAAAACATTAAATTTTATTACAGACATTGGCTTACAAAGAGTTCCAAGCATAGAGGAATATGAAAAATCAAATCAATTCAAAGCAGACTTAGACAAAAACCTACAGACTAGGTATGATGATATAAAAAACTATGGAGCATTTGATTCAGACCCTGAAAGAAAGGTTTTCACAAAAAACTATCCAAACAAAGAAGCATGGTTTGCAGATCACCCAACTGAAAAAAATGATATCGAACTGGTCACAAAGTCTCGCTGGGCAGAGCAAAACACCGAAGGCGACTTTATTTTAACTAAAAAAGGCTTAGGCAACTTACAAGATGAGGATGTGTACAAAAGCCCTGAACAGTTATTAGAAATGATCAAGCAAAACCCTGACAAACAAGTTGGAGCCATGCCGATTCGTGGCAAGAATATTGATGATCTTTTAAAAGAACTAAATATGCCATTGGGCGATGTAAAGAAACAAATTATGGCTGATATAAAGGCAGGCAACATTCCATCATCTGTCGATGACGGTCAAATTTATGAACTCAACATAAAAGAAGGCAGTGGTAAAAAATATTTAGACTTGTATGGTAGTAAAATTCCTCAACAAGCTGAAAAGGTTGCCAAAAAATTTGATAAAGGTGGCAAAGAAAGAAAAACTTTTTTAAATGAAATAATATACGAGCCTTATAAAACAAATTTAGAGCCAAACGAGTTATACAATTATTACGATTTAATAAAACAACTTGATCCAAACGACCCACAGATAGAACAAATGAATGTGGTACCCCTTAAACACAAAGCCACGACCATCGACATCACTCCTGAAATGCGAAAAGCTATCTTGACCGAAGGCGTGAATGTCATGTACAAAGGTGGTATAGTTAATAAGGTTAAATCCATGGACAAACCCATCCAAGGCAACAGACGAGAAATATAATGGCAGTAGACTATTTAAAAACATACCTAGGCATCGATCCTGATGACTATTCAGCAATGGAAGCACGCATTCGTGGTGAAGAACCACAGGCACAAGCACCAGTTATGATGCGACAACCCATGATGATGCCTCAACAAAGAAGCTTAGGCGAAATGGAAGCCATGCCAATGGCACCAAGACCACAACTCACACCTCAAGTTGATGATAGATATCAATCTTTAATGGATGAGATTGCATCTTTGAAAGCACAAATTGAAGGCATGCAAGCTCCAACAGAGCAAGCTCCAACAGAGCAAGCACCAGTTATGGCGGATGAGCCATCCATGATGGATGAACAAGATGTCTTCTCCTCATGGAGAAACTCACCAGAAAAAGCTGCCTACGATGCAAAAGGAATGATGCAAACCGCAGACTATAGACCCAAGAATTATACAGACCCAGTAACAGGACAAGTTTTTAAACTTGATGACCGTTCAGGAACTTTTGCAGATTTTTATAAAAAAACTTATGGCAGAGATTTAACAGTAGATAATCCTTTTCAAGGTAGTTTGGCTAGCCTAAGTGATGCCCTCAAAAGAGACTCTTTTCAAGCACCACCTGAAATACAAAACAGAATGGTAGGCGAACCACAAAAATTGCCACCAGTCCCACCAAGAAGAGTAATTCACAGGGGTCCAACAGGGTCAGTAGAAATTTATGATGACAACATGGGTATGGCTGGACCTGATATGTCAGATAAACTTATAAAGCGTACCACACAAGCACCATCACAAGACATACAAGCGAGCATTGATTATTTGGCTAAGTTACCAAAAATGAACATACCGCAAATTCCTGACATAGAACAAATTAGGCAAAAAATGGAAGAAGCCAACATGACTTTTCCTGAGCCAGTAAGTTATCAAGATCAGTTGCAAGCAATTAAAGACTTGCCACCTATGACTCAAATGCCAACAAGAGAAGAAATACAAATGGCAATGCAAAACATACCAACATCGGTTAGTGCCAATGTTACGCAAAATCCTTTTCAAAAAATAAATGACATACTGCCTCAATCAACCATAGATCAGTTTCAGGCAGTTGCAAGCAAGCCAAATCCTTTTGCAAGGCAACAACCACAAATGCAATCTTTTGGCAGACCACAGCTACCTTTTCAAGGCGGATTTATGCCTGAAATGCGTGCAGGCGGAGGCGGAATCGACAAAGCCATATACGACTTAAAGTTTAAGCTTAATGGCTAATTTAAACGGTTGGGGTCGAGGCACTTGGGGTCAACTTGGTTGGGGCGAAGGCTCTATACCTGTTGAACCAACAGGCGTAGAAGCAACAGGTGCCGTCAATGGTGTCGGTGTTAACGGTCAAGCTGTAGCAACAGTTGGCGGTATAACAGCCACACTAGGTGCAGTTTCAGTCACAATCAACGCAGATGCTAACGCTACTCCATCAGGTTTATCAAGCACTTCAGCATTAGGCACAATAGCCAGCGTAACTGGTAAAGCAAATATAACTCCAGCCAGTCAGGTTGGAACTTCTGCTCTAGGTACAGTAACTCCTGAAGCTCAAGCTGTTGTTTCTATACCTAATTCATTAGTTGCTACTTTAGGCAATGTTTCAGTATTGGTTGATGCAGAAGCAACCATTATTATTACAACAGGTGTAGCAGGAACAAGTGCTTTAGGAACAACAACAACTATTACAAACAATAATTTTCAAGTTCCTATCTTTAATGCCTTGCGATCATCTGATCCGTTTGTTAATCCAACGGTAAATGCAGCATGTAATTTTACAATAACAGGCGTATCAGCCACAGGACAGGTTGGCACATTTAATATTTGGGAAGTAATTGATGACTCGCAAAATCCAAATTGGACTGAAATTGCAGCTTAATTTAATATACAATAAACAATTTAACATGGCATAATAAATGCTCAGAGGTAAAAGATGGCAACTTATGTAAATGATTTAAGGCTCAAGGAAATCGCTACAGGTGATGAGTCAGGAACTTGGGGTGATTCTACTAACACTAATTTGGAATTAATTGGTGATGCTTTTGGCTACGGAACAGAAGCTATAACAACTAACGCAGATACTCATACAACAACAATAGCAGACGGTTCAGCAGACGCTGGACGAGCTATGTTCTTAAAATATACTGGAACTTTAGACTCAACTTGTACTATTACGATTGGACCAAATACAGTTTCAAAGGTATGGATTATAGAAAATGCTACTAGCGGTTCTCAAAGTATTATTATTAAACAAGGCTCAGGAGCTACAGTTACCATTCCAACTGGAATGACATCTGTAATTTATTCTGATGGAGCTGGAGCAGGCGGCGCTATGATAGACGCTTTTACAGATTTAAATGTCGCATCTTCTCTTAATATAGGTGGATCAGGTGTAGCAACAACAGGAAAAGCTATAGCAATGGCTTTGGTTTTCGGATAAAATTAGGACAATATTATGGCAAATCCAAATTTAGTAAATGTAACTTCGATATACGCTAACAGTATAAACGGAGCTTTAACAACTACAGTAACAACCGATTTATTAACTTGTGCAAGTAACAAGCTAATAAAAATTAATAGTATTATTGTTGCAAACATTGATGGCAGTAGTGCTGCTGATGTAACAATGGGAATCATTAAAAGTGGTAGTTCAGTAGTTTTATTTGCTTCGACTATCTCTGTTCCAGCAGATGCTACTTTGGTTCTTATTGACAAGAACTCAGGCATCTATCTTGAAGAAGGAGATATCTTAGAGGGTGGTGCAAGTGCTAATGGCGACTTAACTTACACCATTAACTACGAAGAACTAGATGACGCTTAAGGAGTACAAATATGGCTCATTTTGCAGAACTTAATTCAAGCAACGAAGTATTACGAGTAGTAGTAATATCTAACGATGATGTAGATGCTAACGGTGGAGATGAATCTGCACAAGCAGAAACATTTGTAGCATCTATAGTTCCACACTCAGAAGATGGAACTGCTTGGAAACAAACTTCATACAACAATAATTTTAGAAAACAATACGCAGGTATTGGTGTTACTTATGATGCAAGTAAAGATAAATTTATCTTGCCACAACCATATCCCTCTTGGTCATTAGACTCTAATGATGATTGGGAAGCACCAGTTACTTACCCAACAGTTACAGAAATAGATTCTAACCTAGTAATAATTTCTTGGGATGAAGATAATCAAAAATGGCTAGGAGAAACCTACACTGGTGATCCAATAGTTACAACCAATTACGAATGGGATGCTACTAATCTGCAATGGAATGAGGTCTAAATATGGCTAGTTCTAATGGCGGAATAGTAGGTGTCGATAACCCCCCAGTTTTACAACCTGAAACTATAACTACATTTAATTCTAGCGGAACTTTAACTACTGCTTCTTATACAAGCGAAATTGAATACTTAGTTATTGCAGGCGGTGCAGGTGGTGGTCAAACAGTTGGAGGCGGAGGAGGAGCAGGTGGATATAGAACTGCTACTGGTCTTTCTGTCTCAGCATCAACAGGCTATCCAATAACTGTAGGTGCAGGTGGTGCCGCTGGTGGCGGTCCACAAGGAGAAGGGACCAGTGGTTCAAATTCAATTTTAGGAACACCATCAACAATAACTTCTGCTGGAGGCGGAGGCGGAGGTGGGTTTAATAGTAACTCTGCTGTTGCTGGTGGTTCTGGTGGTGGTGTTGGTGGTAGGAGTAATACTGCAAATGGAGCAGGTGGTGCTGCTGGAAACACACCCCCTGTAAGTCCACCACAAGGCAATACTGGCGGAAATCGTGGTGGCGGTGGAGCTAACGCCCTTGGTGGCGGTGGCGGTGGCGGAGGAGCTGGTGCTGTCGGTGGCAATAATAGGGCATTAGATGGAACTAACTACAAAGAAGGTGGTCATGGTGGAGCAGGTACAGCCTCATCAATCACAGGTTCATCTGTCACTAGAGGTGGCGGAGGTGGCGGTGGTGGCGATATTAGTGCTGCTGCTGGAGATGGTGGCTCAGGTGGTGGCGGAGCAGGTAATGGTGGTTCAGCAGGAACTGCAAACACTGGCGGAGGCGGAGGCGGTGCAGGTGCTAGTACTCCTGGTACAGCTGGTGGTTCAGGTGTAGTTATAATCAAAGAAGCCGCAGGACCTACAATAGCCTCAGGAATATGGGATATGAACGCACTTTATGACAATGTGAAAGCAGGGACATGGACAAATGCCTAGATTAATCGGAGCAACACAAACAGTAACTTTTGGAGCAAAAGTAACAACCTTTACAGCTAGTACAACATATACAGCACCATCAAGAACAACCTCAGTTACTTATTTAGTAGTAGGTGGCGGAGCAGGTGGTGGTAGTGTTGGAGGTGGCGGTGGAGCAGGAGGTTTTAGAACTTCAGTTCCAGGTGCTACATCAGGGGGTGGAGCTAGTGCAGAATCAGCTTTAACTATTACCGCAGGTTCAGATATTCCTGTAGTCGTAGGAGGAGGCGGAGCAACAGCAGGACCTCGAGGAGCTTATTCAACAGGTAGTAATTCAAACTTTGGACCGATTGTTTCTTTAGGTGGAGGAGGTGGAGGAAGTCGTTTTGCCTATGTCGCAGGAAATCCTGGTGTAACTCCAGTCGGACAACCTGGAGGTTGTGGTGGCGGACACTCTGGTGGTGACCCAGCTGAGGCTGCTACTAGTGGTACTTCTGGTCAAGGGTTTGGCTGTCAAGACAAACAACCCCCTACAGGCGGAAACGCTGGTGGTGGTGGAGGTGGTGCAGGTAGTGTAGGATTACGAGCAACAGGTGGTAACCCAAGCACACAAGGAACAGGTGGTACTGGAGGCAATGGTGTTGCATCAAGCATTACAGGCTCACCAGTAAATTATGCAGATGGGGGTGGCGGTGGACCTGGAGGTCAAAACATAGCTGGTGGTCCAGGTGGAAGTGGAGGCACAGGCGGAACAGGAGCAGGATCAGGTACAGAGGCGGCAGATGCTACATCAGGTACAGTCAATCGTGGCGGTGGTGGAGGTGGTGGAGCCAACTACACAGACTATACTGGAGGCGGGGGCGGCGGCTCAGGATTTGTAGCTATTAATGATCCAGTAGGAGCAGTTGATAGTGCATCAAGTTGCTGGGATATGCGAACAGTCTTTAGACAGGTCAAAGCTGGAGATTGGACAAACTAACCAACCTTTCTTTTAAACCACATCTAAACTATACTGATCTCTTAAGAGAGAGAAGATGAATCTAAAATACTATTACTGGTACTTTCAATCAGCCATACCTGAAAGAATATGTGATGACATAGTTCGTTATGGTAAAGAGCAAGATAAACAAATGGCTCTTACAGGCAACGCTAATAAAGATAACTTAACTAAACTAGAACTTAAAAACATTCAAAAGAAAAGAAAATCTGATGTTGTATGGATGAATGACAGATGGATATATAAAGAAATACAACCTTACATCCATCAAGCAAATGCTAACGCTGAGTGGAATTTTGAATGGGATTGGTCAGAGTCTTGTCAATTTACTGAATATAAGAAAGGTCAATTTTACGATTGGCATTGCGATTCATACGAAGAGCCTTATAACAAACCTGAAAATCAAAATGTGCATAACAAGTTAAGAAAACTTAGCATGACTGTATCTTTAACCGACCCTGATGAATATGAAGGCGGAGATTTAGAGTTTGATTTTAGAAACACAGACGAAGGCTCACAGCCAAGAATATGTGAAGAAATTAGAAAGAAAGGTAGCGTGATTATCTTTCCATCTTTTGTTTGGCATAGAGTCAAACCAGTAACCAAGGGAATACGACACTCCTTAGTGTGTTGGAATTTAGGATATCCATTCAGATGATTAATTTTTTAATTGATTTACTATTTATATTATTATCATGCGGACTAGTTATGGCATGGTTTAGTGAACCACCAGGACCAGGAGAGTGGCAATGAGCTTTAAGAAAAATAAATACCAAGTCATTAAAAGTGCTATATCAACAGAGTTAGCAGATTTTTGTTATCAATACTTTTTAAATAAAAGAGCAGTAGCAAGACATTTGTTTGATGAAAAATATATTTCACAATTTACTGAATACTTTGGAGTTTGGAACGATCAACAAATACCTGAAACTTATTCACATTACTCAGATATCGTTATGGAAACTTTATTGCAAAAAGTTAAACCTATTATGGAAAAAGAATCAGGCGTAAAGCTAACTGAAACTTATTCATATGCAAGAATCTATAAAAAAGGTGATGAGTTAAAAAGACATAAAGATAGATACTCTTGCGAGATATCTACTACTATGAATTTAGGTGGTGATGATTGGTCAATATTTTTAGAGCCATCAGGCGAAGAGGGTAAAAAAGGAATAGAAGTTAAGCTTGAAGCAGGTGATATGCTGATGTATCGTGGATGCGATTTAGAGCATTGGCGTGAACCATTTAAAGGTAAAGATTGCGGACAGGTGTTTTTGCATTATAATGATGCTAGTGGCAAAAATGCCGAAAGCAACAAGTATGACGGTAGACCTATGATTGGATTGCCCGCATATTTTAAAGGAGCTTAATATGGATATATTAATACCATTAATAATAGTAGCAGTAGTTTTGGCTTGGTCTGTAAAAAGATTCAAACCTGAGCTTTGGAATAAAGTTACATCTAAATTTAAGAAGTAACATGTCTTGGTGGAAAAAAGTAGTACATTTTTTTACGCCTCTTAGCTCGGCAGAACTACCCAACCCTCTTAAAGAAGAAATGGAAACCGTTAGAGCTAGAAACAAAAAAGGCAGATATGTTGCTGACGATCCCAATACCCCTGACATAAACGAGGCTTACACTCAAGTTCCAAAAAAAAGAGGTCGACCCCGTAAGAAAAAATAATGTACGAGTATGCTTGCGAAGTCATTAAGGTGGTTGACGGAGATACTTCTGACCTTAATATTTCTCTTGGTTTTAATATCTATCACAAGTGTCGTGTACGCCTTTATGGGATTGACACGCCTGAGTGTCGCACAAGAAACAAAGACGAAAAAGCTAGAGGCAAACTAGCTAAAGTTTTTGTTGAAAATGCAATAGCTAACGGCAATGAGATTATTGTTAGAACCAAATTAAAAGATTCCAAAGGTAAATATGGTCGTGTCTTAGGCGAGATACTTGTAGACTCAATTAACATTAACGAAGAGCTAGTAAGAAAACACTTGGCTGTTCGATATTTTGGGCAAAGCAAAAATGATGTTGAGGCAGAGCATGAAATCAACAAACAAAAACTTCTTGAGCTTGGCGTGTATCAAGAAATAAAAAACCCCTCATAAAGAGGGGCTTATCAAAAGTGGCTAGCTATTAAAAGTCAGCCTTGTCAAACAACTCATCAATCATGATGAACTGACCTGCAAAGTCACCAACCTTGGTTCTCTTGTCAATGCGAGTTGCATCTTCAATTACCTTGTAAATCTTTTTGGAATATATCCAGTCAGGATTTAGGGTATCGATTTTACCTTGGTCAAGCATAATCGCTACAGGCGTAACATTGGTTCCACCGCCATCTTGATCAATTACCAAGATTACAGCAGGCTCACCATTATCAAACTTTCCTGCCATCAACCGCAGTTGATCAGAATTGTGTTTGATCATAGTCATTTTTTCGTAACACTTTTGTAGTGTGGTTTTCATAGTGATTCTCCATTATGAAGTTAAATGATAAAGAACCTTTTTCTTTACCTATCCTTAATCTTACACCAATAAAGTGTTCAAGTCAACACTTATATAAAAATAAATTTAATTAGTAATGCATTATTCTTAGGTAAAAAAATTTTTTATGCTATATTTTTCTAACAATGAACGGGCAAAAACAACACGATAAATTAATCATTTGGTCTGCTATAGGCTTTTTGGTAACCCTTGTTATTGGCTTTTCTGTTAATGCAAACGCACAGTCAAGCCAACAATCAGGCACGGCTTGTGTCAACGGTACTCAGTATTGCGAAAACAATAGTTTGGATACGGTTAATACAACCACAACCACAAATACCAATACGAACACCAACACCAATCAAAACACCAACACGAACACCAATACGAATTCTAATACCAATGTATCGACCAATACCAATGTTTCAACCAATACAAACTCAAACACAAATGTGTCGACCAACGCAAACACAAATGTAAATACTTCGACCTCAAACAATGTTAATACAAACAACAATGTTAATACTTCTAATTCAACATCGAATTCCACGGTAAATTCAACCGTAAATCAAAATGTTACGAACACAAATAATTCAACTTCGACCAGTAATAACACAAATCAAAACACCAACATAAATCAATCGACCTCTGACTCAAATGTCACAACCGACAATAGAAATGTAAACGAAAACAATTCTAGGTCTGATAATACGAACCGAAACATTAACGAATCCAATTCGACACAAACAATAAACCAAAATGTTAAGAGCAAGGCACCCCCTGCCTCTGCGATAGCACCTAGCATTATGAGTTATTCTCAAGACCTATGTACCGTTGGTAGGTCAGGAGCTTTTCAAGGGCAAGTATTTGGGTTCTCTACAGGAGCAACTGTGACTGACGAGAACTGTGAACGCTTAAAACTTTCAAAGTATTTGTATGATACTGGTATGAAAGTCGCTTCAGTGTCTATACTTTGTCAAGACCCAAGAGTATTTAAAGCCATGGAAATGGCAGGTACTCCTTGCCCTTACCAAGGTAAAATAGGTGCAGAAGCAACTATGGCTTGGGCTGAAAATAAGTCCAAAAGACCCGATGCCAAAGAACAAGAAAAACTTTTTATACAGCAATGCACACATGATAGAAACCCGAACAGAGATAAAATTAATAAAGATGTTGTGGGCTTAGTTAAAAAAACTTATACAAGAAAAACCAAAACAAGCAAACAATGCAAAAAAGAATTTTATGCTACGCAGTAGCGTGTCTCTTAAGCGTTAGTCTTTTTAGTCAAGTAACCACTACAGTTACATCCAACAATCAACTTTGGGATTTGCGGTTAGATAACGCCACTGATATGTCAGCCAGTGATGACGGCACATCTCAAGTGTTTAACTTTGGCTTTGACTTTAATTTTTTTGGCGAAACTTTTAACCAAGGTTACATGGCTAGTAATGGTTGTTTAATTTTAGGATCATTATCAACAGTCGACACATGGGAAAAGAACTGCACGCAATACAACCCTAGCCCATCTCCCAACACTAACTATACGATGTATCCTTTTTGGACTGACCTTATTATGGGTGAGAACTCTTCGATGTTAGCCAAAAGTTTTGATGATAAAATTATCTTTGGTTGGTATGAAATGTGGGAATACTATAGAGATTCTAAAAACACTTTCGAGCTTTGGTTGTACCCCAATAACACTTATGAAGCTATCTATGGGCAATTAGATATTCAAGATCACGATGTTTTTATAGGCATACAGGGCAACGAAAAAGAATTGGAAACTTATTACTTTCACGATGAATGTAATACAGGAATTATTAACTCAACAACCTGTGTTAATCAAGATTGGAACAATATAGGCGAGAATCAAACGCTAGAAAATGGCGGTTCTATTTTTGTAGGAGAGGCGGCTGATTGTAGCAACCCCTTAAATGATACCAGTTGCTCAGGCTATGCCGATGCTTACCAAACTCAACAATGTAACATTGACCAACTATATTCTGAGTCATGTCCATATTATTGGGATGCATATGATGATTTACAGTGCAACCTTGATCCACAGTACGGTCCTTTCTGCCAAGGTTACAGTCAAGAAAATGATGTTGCGTATTTTCAAGAAGACCAGTTTAACTACGGATACGAGGAAGAAGAACAGCTTGGATACGAAGAAGAGCCAATGTTTGAAGAGTATGTTTATGAGTTTGAAGAACAAAACAACGGAGAACAAGAACTTACATTTGAAGAAGAAATAATTTTTGAGCAAATGTTTCCACAAGAGGAATTTCACGATCCTTTTGTTTCTGTGCATGACACACCTTTGCGTGATGAAGAAATATTTACGCCCACAGACGATCTTATGGTAGAAGAATTTATTTTTCAAGAAACTTTTTTAGTAGAAGATTATCGTGAGCCTGAAACATTTATTGAGCTTGAAACCATAGACCAATTGGAAGAATGGTTTGAAGAAGAAACTAGAAGAGAAGAAGAAATTGCAATTTTAGAAGAACCTGAAGAAGAGTTTGTAGAAGAAATATTTGAAGAGGAAGTTGTTGAAGAAGTGTTTGAAGCCATAGAAGAACGCATGGCTGAGGCTGAAATTGAAGAAGAAAGAATAGAGAGAGAAGAAATTATAGAAGAAGATGTATTTGAAGAAGAGTTTGAGGTTGCAGAAAGAGAGAATGCAAAAGGTGAAAGCTCAATAAGCAGAGAAATAGCTTTAAAAATTGTTTCTGCAACAATTACAACAGCCACAAATAGTATCAGTGGAACTGACTCAGGCAGTTCAGTACATGCAACTGGTGGTAGCCTTGCATCAGGCAATGTTTTTGCTTCTTCGTCTAATACAAGCATGAGCATAAGTAGCTCACCTAGCATTTCAGATCAATTTGCATCCTCTACCGCACAAACCAATCAAGTTTTAGACATGAGTAGCATGTCTGTATCAGACTCCTCTTTTAGTTCAACAGCAGTAGAAACAGAAACAACAACGGAGGTAGCAGTTGCTACCGTTACAACAGAAACAACTCAAGATCAAATGGACACCTCTATTGCATCTGTTGAGTCTGATTCAGAGACAACGGTTGAAAATATTATTGCTCAAAACTTACAAATGGCTCAAGAACAAGTTATAGCCAAACAAGAAGAAACTGGTGAATATGGGTCAGAGAATGCAATTATAGCGGTGATGGGCTTTTTGCCAAACTTTAACAATTACAGGCTTGTATCCATACCGCAAAAAGAATTTTGGTATAAGCCAAAAAACATTTATACTAACAACAAACTATCAGATAATACTGAGGCATTTTATAGCATGGCGGGACAAAGCATTAAAACTTTAACTGATTTAAAAAACATGCAACCAACTCTTTAGGAGATTTATATGAATTGGTTTGAAAACAAAACAACTCAACTTATAGCTCTTGTAGGTATTGTTACAACGCTAGCTGGTTTTGGCTATCAAGGAGCGACCTATGTTAATAGGATTGAAAATTTAGAAGCACAAACATCTGTTTCTTATGAAGAAGATATCAACAGTCTTGTAACACAAATTTCTGTTATGGAACAAAAATTAAAAAAGTTAGAGCAAATAAATATTTTAGAGGGAGCCGTTAATCAAAATACTAACAATTGGTCTATTTTGAAAGAACAGTACATAAACTTACAAAAAGATGTACAAAAAATAGAATCAAAAGTTAATAAAGAAAAAAATCCACTGGCGGGGTAATTATGAAATTTAATTTAATAAAAAATGTAGTAGGAGCCATAGCACCAACACTAGGCTCTGCTTTAGGCGGACCATTGGGCGGGCAAGCAGCTTCTGTTGTGGCACAAGTTCTTGGCTGTTCTCCTGAACCAAAAGCCATCAATCAAGCCATTCAATCAGCCACTCCCGAACAAATGCTTGAGCTTAAAAAAGCAGAACAAAATTTTGAATTACAAATGAAAGAATTAGAGGTAGATGTTTTTAAGCTAGAAGTTCAAGACAAATCTGATGCTAGGGGCAAATTTAGCAAAGATTGGACTGCAAGAATTATGGGTACTGCGGTAGTCGGTGGATTTCTTGGCTATATATTTTTAGTTACATTGCAACCACCTGAACAAAATTCTGAAGCTTTAATCAATTTGGTGTTAGGATATCTAGGTGGGTTGGCATCGGCAGTTATATCGTTTTACTTTGGGGCTTCAAACACGCCTGAGAAAAAAGATGACTAACAAGCCAACAGTACAATCTGTTTCATCAGACCTTAAATCACATGAGGCACAATGTGCTGAAAGATGGAAGACCATATTTCGAGAAACAGAAGAAATAAAATCACAAGTAGCAGATTTAAACAAAACTTTAAGAATGGCGGTGTTTGGATGTTTCGGATTTTTAGGAACTTTGTTAATAGCAATCATATCAGGTCTACTTCCCCTAAATTAATGCAAATTTCAAAAGAAGGCATTTGCCTAATAAAAAAATTTGAAGGGTGTGAGTTAGAGGCTTATCAAGACGCTGTAGGTGTTTGGACAATTGGCTACGGTCACACCAAAAATGTGCAAGAAGGACAAAAAATATCAGAAGAAGAAGCTGAATCCATGTTGTTACATGAGCTTATGGAATACTGCAAATATGTAGAAGATGCTGTAGAAGTGCCGTTGCATCAAAATCAATTTGACGCTTTGGTTTCATGGACTTACAACTTAGGTCCATCCAATCTAAACAAATCAACAATGCTTAAAGTTTTGAATAGGGGTCATTACGAGGAGGTGCCTGCTCAAATGCGTAGGTGGAATAAAGCAGGGGGTAAGGTGCTTAAGGGATTAACCCGAAGGCGAAACGCTGAATCTCTACTTTTTGAAGGTAAGGAGTGGGGTAAAATTTAGGAGCCAGTTTGCCACATACCACTACACGCATAGCGTTAGCAGGTGAATATTTGGCAGCATCTTACTTGCTGAGATATTGCGACTCCGTAATTCTTGCACCTCAAGCCCACAGAAGCGATTTAATTCTTGACCACCAAAACAAGCTATACAGAGTACAGGTAAAAACCACTAACTCAACTTATTTGAGAAGAGGCAAAGACTATTATCGTTGGGAGTTACGCAGTGGTAGAAGAACGGCAAAAAAAGAAAGACAAGATTCAGACGAAAGGTATGGTGACGGTCAAATAGATTTGTTCTGTCTTGTGGCTTTGCCTTTAAACAAAGTCATATTTATGCCATTTCACAAAGAAAAAAACCTCACCGAGTTTGCAAAAACAGAAGAAAAACTTTTAAACATAGACACAAAAGAATCTTTGCAAGCATGTTTAGATCAAGCAAACAAAAGTCCAAAATTAACACCTTTAGATTTGTAATAAAATAAGTTAGAATCAACACTTAATACAGGAGATCGTTATGAGCAAATTGAAGAAAAACACCTTTATCTTGGAGACAGCTTTAATAAAGTTACAGCAAACCCTTGAAGACAGAGATGACGATTATGGTAGCTCTGATGATTTTTTTGACAATCTAGCAAGCATGGTTAATGTCATACTGGGCAACAAAATAACAGAGCCAATTACAGGTAGCGATGCTTGTAATATTATGCTTTGCATGAAATTAATACGCATATCCCAAAATCCACAACATATGGACAGTTGGATTGATACGGCAGGATATGCCATTCTAGGACTATTAAAAC